TGTGTCGTCAAGACATTGAGAATGAGGTTATTGATTACATTCGCAACAGTGGTGAGCGCGTTGTGGGTTATGATGTTGATGCTATTGTGGATTGTCTTGTTGTTATGTATGATCGTAAGGGTGTCGAGTTTTATCGTTATTGTTTTGAGGTTGTGGTTTTTATGAATCGTGTAGCTGAGTGAGTAATAAGGGAGGGGGAGTTAATGTGGTGTTTTACTGTTACGCCTGATGATTTTACGGGATATGAGCTTACGTCTGAGCATGTGAGGTCGTATGGCCCTTATCCGGCGGATACGTTTAATAAGGCGTTGGATGGCGTGCTTGATGTTGTTCGCCATGCGTTTGCCGGGTTTGATGTGTGTATTGGTTTTGCTTATTCCTCGTTTGACTTAGAAACGGGGTTTTTGAATGGTATTGTCGAGGTGCGTTTGTTGTCTGAGGGGGTGTTTGATGATGGTGAGTGATGAGGTTGTGGCCGTGTTTCCGTCCAAGTTTAAGGATGGTGACGTACGGGTGGTGTATTGTCCTCATAATCGGACGTATGAGCTGCGATATGCGGTGCTGTTGGGGTCTCAGGTTGGCAGCAGGCGTCGTTTGGTTTGGTCGGCTGTGGCGTTTGATGCGTGTGATTACGTGCAGGTGGCTCATATGCTGATTGATGCGAGGGCGTTGGCTGATATGTTGTTGTTGGAGAGGTGTTGATTATGAAGAGTAATGATGATCGTTCGAATTGGTTTGATGACGGTATTTTGGATGATGACCGCGTGCGCCGTGTTGTTCGTGGCCGTCGGCGTAATCTGCACTTGAGGGAATATAACCGTGGCGGGGGCGATTGGGAAACGTTTTGCCGTACTATAGCACTGCTCAAGGACTTCTACAAGCCCCAAGGTGGTCAGGTGGCGTTTGCTGACAGCATCGAACATGCGGGGAACATTTGTCTAAGCATTTCGCCAAGTTCGTCAATGTACGCCGCATTGTCACGAACGCAGGACATTGAAATGTTGTCCGGGCTTATTTACTGTCCTGCGATGGTGGCGTGGTGCGCGGTCTGTTACGTCAAGGGTGCGACTTGCTATGAGATGTGCCGGACGTGGGAGGGTGTTGAGTTCGCTCAGTCTGTCATCAAAATTGCGTGTCTCTGTTTTGACGGTTTGACCGATGTACGGTATACTGATGAAGACATTGCAAGAATGTCACGACAGCAGCAACATTGAAATAAGGTGGTATAATTATGGCATATATTAAGCGAGCCAAGCACTATAGTATTGTGCGCGGCGTTACGCGCAGTGAAAACGGCGAACTCGTGGACACCGAAGTAGTCGTGGATGGCGCGTGCCGCACGGCTGACATGGCTATGAAAAAAGCCCGCAAGATTAACAAGGATATGCTTCCCATGTCCGCCGAGTATCATGCTCAAGCAACGCGCATGGATGAGGCAATCTATTGGGCTAATTGTGAGTTTGGAGATGATACCATTGTCAACTATCCGGGGTCGGTTAACGGCAACGTGGTTGAAGATGATATCATTTCCGAGGAAAAATAATCACTAACCCTATAAGGAAAGGCAACACACACATGGCTGACAACGAACTGGCCGTAACGAACGGCAACAATTTTGCGGCTAACGGCGCTAACGCTGTATCCCATTTCTTCAACACTGACACTATGGAGGGCAAAATGGCGTTGTACAACGCCATGCAGACCTCCGATAAGGTGGACGAACATCTCAATGAACCTTTGCATGTGACCAACGTGCTTGCGCAGGCCATTGAGGTGGCCAACCAAGAGACCGGTGAAATCAACTCATCTACCCGTGTTGTTATCCACGCGGAGGAAGGCGACTTTGCCGCCGCCTCCCCCACGTTGGCACACGCTTTCGGCAATTTGTTCGCGATTTTCGGTACGCCGGACACGTGGGGTCATCCTCTTGTGCTTAAGGTGGTTGAGAAGAAGAGTCGCCGTGGCTATAAGTTCTTCGACCTTGAACTTGTGTCAGGAAAAGACCGCAAGTAAGCTAATTGCCCGCACCATATGATAACATGGTAATGTCCTTATAGGGATGTTGCCGCCAAACTCACCCCTCGCTGTTTTTTCCATCCCTGCGGCGAGGGGTGTTTTATACTCGCAAGGAGAGAAGGCTGTGGCAAAACGCAAAACCAACCGACGCGCCAACAATCTGAAACGCAACGCCGCCATCAGGTCAGCACAGGTACGCCGAGAGCAAGCGGTCAGGGATTATAGTACCGGACATCTCCCCAAGAAAATCACCGAAACGTTTCTAGGAAAACTCAGCGCCCAGCAACTCGAACAGGTTGCGCGCCGCATCGGGCAGGAATTCGGGGAACAACAGCAAGCCTTGAGAGCGCGGGATAACGAGCCGTATCAAGTTACCCCCGACGTGCATATCACGAAATTTGACCGAGAGATGGCGGCGCGTCCGTTGATCACCGACGCGGAAGTCGCCGCCGCTCCGCCGAAACGTCGGAAAACATTACGACAGCAACAGCGCCGCCGTATCGAAGCACGGCAGAAAATCAAACGCGCCCAACAATTCGATGCATTGACTATGGCCCGCTACACAGTGGGTGAAATACGCGAAATGGAACGCGCGGGGGAATCTCCTTTTGATGTGTTGGGTACTCATACGGTTGGCGGTTCGGCGCGCGACGAACTCACACGCAACCGGGCAAACGTGTTCGGCTCGGAGCGCGGCATAAGCCACGCGCGTATGATGATACGAGAAGGGGGTAGAAGGAAACTTGAACGAGAGCTACTTGAATACGCCGGGCTTATAGGACGCGCGCCATTACATGCAGGTACTGGAAAAATTCCCGAGAATGAAGGAGTCACGGATTTTAATAAGGTCGCACAGCGACTTGAAGCATTCGACTCCAGCATAGCCCAAAAATTCGCGTCTTTGTCGAACCGTCAAAAACGATGGCTGATAAACAACACGAACTTTAGCACCGTGGTACGTGAAGCCGCATGGTATAATGATAAAACACATAAATGGGAGACAAAGGCGAGTGCGGGCGATGTAGAAACACGACTCGATGAATGGATGGCCGGCGCGGCACGACACTAAAAGGATGGAATCATGAAAGAGCGTCGGACGGCGGCGACAGACGGCGCAACACTATTGACAGATGACGGCATGGAACCATTAACGGCAACCGCCATTATCCGTCTCACCATGCTCGGCCACCATACGAGAGTATGGTGCGCCCACGGATGGCAGGACATCAAGCCCATAGCCGCCGAACTGTTGAAACGACTCCCCCTACAGTCAAACCCAGCCAAGGACGGTGTGTGGGGCACGTTCAATATTCGCGGACATTTTTACAGTTTCCGTGTGCGCATGGGCGGCATCACCGTGGATTTTGTGGACGTGCGCAACGTCACGCGCGATGATGGTCTGAATGTTTCACGTGAAACATTCGGAGGGTCCACCGACTTGGAAACCACGTGGAACATCGCACAGGAATGCGCCGCCCTGCACCTCAGGGGCACCACGATAGCATCCATGGCGATGACCGACTATATCGGCGGGGATTACGCCGGATTCAAACGTCATTTTCCACCATTGGATAAAGAGGTTTATCATCGGATGCGCCTCGCCTACTACGGGGCGATAGTGTACAGCAAGCCGGGCGAATACCGGGATTGCCGGAGTTGGGATGTGAACAGTCTCTACCCGAGTATCATGCGCGATGCGCCCATGCCGGTAGGCTCCCCCATATGGTACGGCGGCGAATATCGATACGACAATGATTATCCGCTGCATATCGATGTCATCACGTTTGATGCAAGGTTAAAAACGGGAAAAACAGCGACACTCACCAATATTCTGCCCGTATGGGGGTATGAGGGCAAACGCTTGGATAGTACGTTGGGCGCCATCACATTGCCGGTCACGGAGGTGGATTGGGAGACGCTGGCCGAAAACTATGGCATCCACGTGTGGGAGCATGTCGGCGGCTGGAAGTTCCGCAAATCACACGGGCTTTATTATACGTATGTGGACAAATGGTTTCACGTGAAACAGACCGCAACCGGGGAGCGCAGGCAGATGGCGAAACTGTTGTTGAACTCGCTGGTGGGGAAATTCGGGGCCTCGCTCTACCGGCCCATGTTGCATCCGAAACCGTCCGTGGATGGCGGCGTGGATTTCACCGTGGACAAACCCGAGTCGGCCAACAGTCTGGCATGGTTGCCGGCCGCCGCGTATGTCAACGCCTACGGGAGGCGAATACTGTCGCGTGCGATGAACGCGAACGCCGGGCGCGTGCTCTACGCCGATACTGACGGCATGATATTGGAGGGGCTGGACGTGCCTATGGGCATCGAAACGGATGACCGGAAACTAGGCGCGTGGAAAAACGACCACACCTATGGCAGACTCCGTATCCTAGGCAATCGCAAATATTGCGGCGTGGAAACAGATGGCGACACCGTCATGCGTCTGAGCGGCGTGCACCGCGCCGCTCCCATCCCCTATGATGAGTTCCTACCCGGATCACGTCATCTCAATGACGATGGCCACACTTTTATGCTATAATATCCGGTAGCGGGGTGTGCGTCCCTAGTCGATTCGATGGCCCGACCGTAAGGCGAGTCGGTGAGGCGATTCGGTCGGATGTAGACGTGCGTAGCCAGCGCCCAGCGACGGCGAGAGAACCCGCACAGCCCAGCAACCCGGCATGACGGCGTGATTGCCGTCATGCCACTTACTTTAAGAGGTGATTATGGACGATACCGAAAACGATGACAAGCCGGACACCACGCCCGACACCGAGCCGGACGCCAACGCCGCCGACAATACGCCGAACCCGGAGTCTGAAACGCGGAACGACAGCGAACCGGAAGACGCTGACGATGACAAGAACGCCGACATGGCCAACCGTCTCAGCGCTCTGGAAGCGACCGTGGCCGAACTCTCCAAGACCATTGAAGAGATGCGCGACGCCGCCGCTGACCATGTGCTGAACGATGGGCCGAACGGCGACGAAGAACCGAATGCCACGGAAATGACCGACGATGATTACAACGGTACCTATTCCACGTTCGATGACCTATTTGAAGACTAATGATCAAGAAGGATTGATTATCATGCCAACCACTCCAGTGGTGACGCCGAAGCAGCAGTTGCGCCCGCTCACCGAATTCAACAACGCACAGATTCTCAACATGATTCGAAACGAGGCATCGCCCGAATATCAGAGGCGTATGCCCTCGGCCACCCAAATGAACATGGACAGGCAAATGGCCACCCTCATGTCATCCACCCAGCTCAAGAACGAGTTTTATTCGGCTCTCGTCAACCGCATTGGCGGCACCTACGTGAACACGTGGCGTTGGAATAACCCTCTTGGCGTTTTTCAGCGTGCGTCTCAGGTATATGGCGACACGTGGCAGGAAATCGCCGTCGGCATGCCGCTCGCACAGGTGTACGACCCCGACGCGGAATATTTGGGCGCGGACAACTTCCGTAAGTGGAAAATCGATGTGGATTCGCTCTACCACCGTCTGGACTTTGCTCACTGGTATCCCGCGACTACGGATGACAAGACACTCCAGCGCGCTTTCACCTCCGAAACCGGCCTAGCCTCGCTCACTTCTCAGATTCTCACCTCCTGTTATAATGCGGCCGAGGTTGACTTGTTTGAGGCCATGTGCCACCAGTTCGTGGAATACGCAAAGCTGGGCGGATATTGGCGCGTACACATGGCCAACGACCTGAACGACATGGGCAGTTCGGAAACCGACGCGCGCGACATGTTGCGCCAGATTCGCGCATGGGCTGACACGCTGAAGTTCGTGTCCACCCGGTACAATGCGCGTCACATGCCGACGTTTGCCCGCCCGGATGAACTCGTGTTGTTCTGCTCCCCCGAGGTCAAGTCCGCGCTTGATGTTCAGGGCCTCGCCACGGTGTTCCAGCGTACCGACGCAAAACCGACCATTGACCGGATTATTGTTATTCCGCAAGACAGGTTTGGCATGGATGGCGTGCAGGCGATTCTCACCACTGATAAATTCCTCATCGATATTCCCGTCATCAATGAGATGACCCAGCAGACCAATCCAGTCAACATCAATTCAGTCAACCATTATTTGCATGTTCAGCATATTATTTCGGTGTCCGGCTTTGCCCCGGCTGTGATGTTCTGGACGGGTGCGGGGTCTACTGCCAAGGTGGTGGCGCCGACCGGCACGACGGCCGAGACGCCGACGTTCCAGCTCAAACTCGCCATGTACGGCGGTGGCGCGACCACGCCGGACAGCGTGGCGCGTGGCGGAGCGGTGCAGGTCACCGCCGACACGGCCATTTCCAACGATGGTGCGGCCACGTTCCGCTCGGATGCTGTTGAGTATCGCATCGGTGACACCGCTAGGCCCAAGAGCGATTACACCTACATTTCGCCGACCGGCGTGCTTGTTGTCGGTTTGGATGAGCCGAACGTCGCTATCCCGGTTACAGCAACCGCGCTATATACGAACCCGGCGACGCCGGAGGTGCCGGGCACCGTGTCCGCCGCCCTGAACGTGCCGGTGGTCGGCGAAGGTGTCATCGGATTCAACCCGTCGATCGTCGCGTCCATTGCCGTAACCGTCCCGAACGTGACCGTAGGCCATACGGTGCGGGCTACCGCCGTGGCGACCATGATTGACGGCCGAACCGCCGACGTGACCGCACAAGCCGCATGGACGTCCAGCGCCTCAGCCAACGCCACCGTATCCGAGTCGGGTGTCGTTACGGGCGTCAAGGCGGGTGCGTCCGACATCACCGCCACGCTGTTCGGCGTGTCCGGCAAGAAGAGCGTGACCGTGGCCGCGTGATATAATGAGAGAGTGGCCGGTCGGCTACTCTCTCTCACGATATGATGCAGGACAAGGCCCGGAGCGTAGCCCACGTGAGCGCTCCGGGCTTTGTCATACCGGAGGTTGGATGATGATTGATGACGCGAACCCCTAGTGGACAATACCGGTCTAGTCACTGGAGTGGCCGCCGGTTCCACCAAGCTGACGGCCGCGCTGTTCGGTGTCGGCTGTCAGGGCACTGTGACAGTCGCCTAATCTGCGATATAATAAAAGGGAGTGTTTCACGTGAAACACTCCCTTCTTTATGAAAGGGATAGTATGCTGAGAGATATCAACCCTAACGTCGAGGCGACGTTTAACTGGGCTCAATGGACGCCCAACACGTCGTTGAAACTCTGTAACGTGCCGTGGGATAGCGGCTACCGTGACCTAGCCCGGTTCGAATCACCGCAGAAACAACAGGAATGGTTCGACCGACGGCCCGGCATTGACGGGGTGTGTGGAGTCATGCACATGTTCGGCCAACCCGTGCGCGTCGAACTGCCATTTAACGAGGCGTCCAACTACAACTATGTCGTGGTGTATAACGATTACCCCGACTTGGAGGCGCCACGGTATTGGTATTATTTCATCAACCACGTGGATTACATCAATGCGTACACTACTCAGCTCACTGTACAGTTGGACGTTTGGCAGTCGTTCCAGCATGTACTTAGGTTTGGTTCATGCTATGTGGTGCGAGGCCATATCGGCATTGCCAACGAAAACCAGATGACCGATTATGGTCGTAGTTATCTCGCACTACCCGAGGGGCTGGACACCGGTAGCGAAATGGTGACGGTAAACCAACAGTACAAGTCTCTTATCGGCATGGACGGGAAAAATCTGAATTACGGCGTAATAGTCGTGAGCACGGTAGATTTGTCAGCGGACGCGGGCAGTCGGGAAAAACCGTCTCTCACTACTGCGGGCGGCTCTCTGTTTGAGAACATGGCTAACGGTGCTGAAATACTGTACTTTAAGGACATCCAGTCTATCCAAGTGTTTATGGGAGTGGGCTCTACTTTTTCATGGATAACACAGGGTATTGTAAACATGTACATGATACCCTCTTTAGATGATGACTTTCTTAAGCAATCCGGCTATGTCGTAGATAAGCTGTTTGGGAAAACACTCCCTTCGGAATTAAATAATCGTATCTACCGTTTCCCCCAGCCGGCCACAAATGCGCCCAGCAGATATGAAGACATTATTGCCATTAATGATTTTCGTGATAATTTTAATATCCCTAAACGTTATAAAAACCTTAAAAAACTCAAATGCTACCCCTATTCCACTGTTGAATGCACTTGCTTGAATGGCACTAATATCACCTATAAGCCCGAAAATATCCAAAGCGATGATCTGGTTATTAGAGAGGTGCATAATTACGCGCCCAATGGCGCGCGCTTGAACTTTTACCCGGTTGGGTACAATAAGGCGGGTGCAAGCGAGATTGCTCCTCTTGGTGAAAACAATGGGTTGCCCATTGATAGCGGGGAAATGTTGGACGCCGCGTTTGGTATCAGCAATTTCCCTCAATTTGTGATAGTCAACAATGGTGCCCAGTTGGCAATGGCAAACAGTGCCTACACTCGTTCCTACAGTCAACAGTCCGCAGACTGGGCGTACCAAAAAGCGCAGATGGGCGTCAGTCAGTCTCTTGCGGCCACGGCCATGCAGAACCAGTACAATACCCAAGCCAACAAACTCGCTATCGGCAACCGCAACGCCAATAACGCGATACAAGCAACCTCGCTTAACACCAGTCTGGACAACACGACGTATATCAACAATCAGCGAGCTGACCTTGCACAGCTGAATAACGTGGTCAACGGCGTGGTCGGGGTGGCGGGTAACGCCGCTTCGGGCAATGTCGGGGGCGCGGTATCGGCATTAGGCGGCGCGGTCATGAATGGTGTCAACACTGAAGCGAACCGCAGTATCAACAATACCGCCGCCCAACTTTCCACGGCGAACTCGCTGAGTACCAACGCGGCCGCAACAAGTCAGGCCAACACATACGGCTCTCAGACTACAGCGCTTTCAAACCAGTTGGCCCAAAATATGGCGGATATGAACGCGGATTACGCGCAACGTTCCGCGTTCGGAGACTATCAAAACACCATTGCGGGCATCAATGCACAGGTACAGCAGATGCAATTAACACCCCCGACCACATCCGGCGCCATCGGCGGAGACGGTTTTAACCTCGCGAACGGTATTGTCGGGGTGTTGGTTCGATTTAAGACGTGCGCACCCTCAGCTCTGCGGAGCGTCGGAGAATACATGTTGCGTTACGGGTATTTTATCCAGCGTTTCATCACGCCGCCGCAATCGCTGGAATGTATGACAAAATTCACCTACTGGCAGATGCAAGAGTGTTACGTGCGAGGTGATCTGCCCGAGCAGTATCGGCAGACCATTAAAGGCGTGTTCGAGTCTGGGACTACCATATGGACCAACCCGGATGATATCGGCGTGACCGATTGGGCGGATAACGACCCATTGCCCGGCATTTCATTCTAGTGCTATACTAGAGACATGTCTAGGTCGAGGAAAAATCAGGATCGTAGGGGCGGCGCGTTGCATCCGCGTGGCAATTACGCCAAGGCACGCGCCGCCAGCCTTGACGCAATGTACTACCATCTGCTGACTGAACTGGCACTGAACCGGTTCAGCTGGCGGGGACTGCCGCCAACCGTAGATGAACGATGGCTGGAAATATGCCTCTGCGAATACGGGTGCGCGCTCTTCTTCGAAGACAAACGCATAGGTCGATTCCTCGCCACGCAAGCCGGTTATCAAGGCCGACTGAACGTGTATGACAACCCGACGTGCTTTGAACCGGTGGGCGTCAACTACCATTACAAGCAACTCAAGGCGGGCCGAGAGTGCATCCCCATTTGGGACAATCGTATGCGCATGAGTTTCAAAGATATCTTATGGCAGTATGCGAGACGCCTTGCCGACATTGACAAGGCGTATGATGTGAACTTGGAGAGCCTGAAACTGCCGACCATTATCACCGCCGACCCGCGCACGAAACTCACCGTGCAAAACATGCTTCAGCAACGGCAGGACGGCCAAGACTATATTATCGGCTACGATTCACTAGACCCCGGTAGTATGTTCCAACCGTGGCCCAACACCACCCCCTATCTGCTGGACAAGTTCATCCAGCAGAAAACGCAAGTGACTAATGAGATACTAGGATATTTGGGCATCCAGTCCAGCGGCACGGAAAAAAAGGAACGGCTCATCTCCGACGAGGTGGCGCAGGCCAACGAGAAGGTAGACGTGTTCCGGTTGAGTTTCCTCAAGGCCCGGCAGGCTGCGGCAACCGAGATTAACCGATTGTGGCCGCGACTTAACATCTGGGTGGAGTACGCGGACACTCAAAGCTCCGGCGTGCCGAACGCGCTTGATTCCAGCGTAAGCGGCACGACTGATATTGATATGCCCGCCTCGTATGATGCGGGTATCGGAGGTGTGTTGTAATGATGACTTGTGACACTATGACAAGACTTGTACGGGAAATGTATGAAGTCGCCGATAAAATCAGTAAGGTGGAAAGGGCTCTGGATGACTATGAAAACGGGAGTTTGTCCATGTCCGGCCATGCTGCGGAGCTACTGAAAAAACAAGCTGTTGCAATGAAAGCATATCATGATATCATTGCCGCACGTATTAGCCACCAAACGAGGGAGGCCACATATGGCACAGAGTTTTAGCGCCTATGCGATGACAACGCCCGGCGAGTACACTGAAACCCTCGGCAATCTCATTGCGTTCGGATACGACACGGATACTAAACTGCATCTCAGCGCCGACTATTACCCGATCTACCGTGAAGACCACCGCGCCGAACTGAACGAGAAAATCGTGCGCCATTACGCGCTACGGGAAATCGGACAGGAAACCGCGCAACAATTCATCTTCTATCTGGGCATGACATTGGCGGAAGTCATGCCATATTTTAATGAGCGCTACAGGACGCTAGCGTTGAAATATGACCCATTGAACACTATGGAAATGGTCAGCGAAAGCCTGTCCAATACCGTAGCCCAGTCCAGCGGCAAAACCAGCGCCTCTCAAGATAGTGCGACCCGAAGCACCTCGGACGGCACCAGTTCAAGTAGCACCAAGTCCCAGTCCTACGACTCGGAAGTGCCCGCAACCGGCGTGCAAGGTGATTTTGCTCGATACGCGACTCATGCCAATCAGGCGCAAGCGGATACGGACGGCAGTAGCCATAGCACGCAAGACACCTCTTCTCAGTCCCATAGTACATCCAGCACGGAATGGCAGCACGACGCTACAGATGGGAGCACCAAATCCCACACGTCGGGCCGCTCCCAGTCCGCCATGAGCCTGATACAGGAGTACCGACAGGCGATTATCAATGTGGATATGGAAATCGTGCGGAGTCTCGAACCGTGTTTCATGCAGGTGTGGGGCTCGTATGATACAATTTTCAACAACAACTGCCATAACTATGGAGAATGGGAGTGATCATGGTTGCCATTAACGCGCTGGTTCCACGGCAACGCTTGTTTGACGGGGTGCCCACGTCCGTTCCGTTTACATATCGGGACGGATTGACCACGTTGCAGTTGATTGAATGCCTGCGTCACAATCTTGATGCTTTGCAGTCAGATTTTAACGCTCTGGTTGAGTCGGTGAATGCTGCGATTGACGCCAACAATCAGGATATCAGAAATATGGCTGATAACCTGCTCAGACAGATGGCCGCCCTACGTGAGGAACTTATCAGGCTTATCAAACAATCACAGGTCACAGGGTTGGCATGGTCGCCAGTATACGGCAGACAGGACTCTTTGCAAACGGTGCTTGACGGAATGTACGACAATACGCGCAATCACGCCCTATTCTGGAGTGATTACGATAACATGGAGCTACAGGCATCCGCATATGACGCGCTGGGGTTGACGGCCCGCGATTATGATTTACGCGCCACCGCCGTGGATAATTGCGTTCCCGGCGATTTTCCGGGACGTTCACAATTCCCCTACGGTAGGAGTATCCCCGAGGGTGAAGCAGTTATCAGCTAATAACACAATTATGCTTTTTCGCCTCCGATCCCGATTATTGTATAGGTGACGCTCAGGCGATAACAACAACATCGTCCAAGTTATCCAGTAGAATCCTTGTCAAGGAAGGTGTCATAATGTCCAGTATCAACAAAACCCCGCACTATAATCTCAGCCAGTTCGGCGACAGCCCGGACGATAAGCCATCGTGGCGCGGTGACTACACCGGCGACATGAGCAAAATCGATTCACAGATGTACCGCAACGAAACGGATGCGACCACCGCCACGTCCACCGCCAATACGGCTAAGCACACTGCCGACAATGCCTTTGAGCTGGCGCAAACCAATAAGAGTGATATTGCTGAACAGGAGTCCTATTTTACCGCGCTCGGTGTGACCTCAGAGCCGACCGCGCAGGCGTTGATATCCACCATTAACGGTAAGGCGGAAAATACCGCGTTGACGGCATTGCAGGGCACGGTGTCTTCTCTGTCCGGCAGGGTTGACGGTAAGGCCGACGCCTCGCAGGTGTATACCAAGGCGCAGGCCGACACTACGTTTACCAAGCAGGGCGGATATTCGGGTACCGCGCAAGAGTTGAACACCGCTATTACGGGTACCGCGCAAGAGTTGAACACCGCTATTAGTGGAGTGTCTTCAAGTTTCGAGCAATTCAAGGAGGACGGCCAGACGCCGACTAACATCGGCACACAAACGCAATCGAACTACTCCGGGCTTAATGTTGCGTTCTCGGCCTATTATTCGCCACTGACGCATCTCGTCGTGATTCGCGGCGGTCTTCATGGCACAACCGCGTCACCCTTGGAGGCGGGCGCACATCAGCTTGGCTCAATTAACCCAAAGTATGCGCCCGCGGATTACGATCTTCAAGCAATTTGCGATTACAATTTTGGCAACTCCAGCGACGGCGCAAGGTTGGAAATCAGGACGAGCGGGGTGATCCAATTCCGAAACTGGAAGACGGTTAGTAAAGGTCAGCCAATCAATGCCGATGCCTGCGTGTCCTACTACATTCTATCAGAGTGATATAATCGTATTGAAAATCCTCATGTTTCACATGAACCATACCCCGCTCGGTACGCCGGGCGGGGTATACTAATATCATGGTAGACGTGCAAGCATGGTTAGAGCGTACTCAAAACCAGTATTGGGATATGGACGGGGCTTATGGTGCCCAGTGTTGGGACCTGTGGGCAAAATACTGTATGGATAATTACAATTTGTCGTTAGGTGACTGCATCACCCCAACAGGTTACGCGGAAGGTAATTACACCATGTTCCCCACCACGTCCGCCGTGGGGCGTGTTTTCGAGAAAAAGGACGCCAATTATACGCCCGGCATGGGGGATGTCGTGTTTTGGAGGTTCGGCAGTCAAAACTACCCCGGCAGTCACGTGGCCATCGTGTGGGGCGGCGTTCAAGGGAACGACATTGACGTTCTGACCCAAAACCCGACGCCCGCCGTACATCAATTGTTGCCGCTCATGAAAAGCTCGCAACTTCTCGGTTATCTGCATCCCACGGCATTGCCGGAACCGCCGGAATCCGGCGACAATCCGACAGGCGGTGATAATCCGGGCGTGAACGTGGGCGGTGATATCTCCGCGTGGATTCAATTACAGGGGGATGATCTCGTATATCACAGTGGTTCGGGCACGACATCATCGCAAGCCATTTTCTACAAGTCGAGCGCCCAGACTTGGATATATCGCGGGGGGGCAGGTCAGCCGGACGCCGACCAAGGTCAGGGCACGCCAAGCGTAGGCGACGGAAAAAGCTCGTATGCGCTCTATGTCATCGGCACCGTCGAATCATCATTACACTGGGATGCGGTCGAACCAAACAATCAGGGCATCGGCATTGCACAATGGAGTTTTGGACGCCGCCTACAGGTCTTGAACGCGATGAGGGCGGTGGACGCTGTAGGATACGAGGCGTTTGCGGCCGCCGCGCCGAGCATCGCCGCGCTCATGGAATCAGGCGGCACGTTCGACAGGGCGATGACCGGTAGCGAGGTTGCGGCATTCCAGACGTGGGCGCGGCGCACGGAATCACGGCAGGGCCAGCGTAATCGGTTCGCACAGGATTACGAGAGCTACCCACAGACGTATAGTGACACGAAAATGCAAATACTATGGGTGTCCGCCTATCACCAAAGCCCGGCAGGCGCGTTGAACGTGCCCCATGCCTCAACCCTTGCCCAACTGTATAATAATATCCTCAATACATCACCGTTCGGGCCATATGGGACACGCTACAATAGCGTCTACTCGCTGTTGAATGTGTGGGACGGCACCAGCGCGCCACCGAACTTCTGACGCAATGACAGACCGGTGGATATCCACCAGTCTGTCACTACTGTATGGTAAAATGGATATTATGGAGAGCTTGTTAGCGGAGGATGATTATTACGATTATGGGCGCGTATTATCCTATCATGCGCCTTGGATGTTCGTAATCGGCGCGCGCGGTCTCGGAAAAACCTACGGAGCCAAAAAACTTGTCATAGGCGACTGGATAAAAAAACGCTGGCAATTCATCTATCTCCGCAGGACGGCAGAGGAGCAGAAAAAAAAGGGCACATGGTTTGCTGACATCGCGGAACAATACCCGGAATTGGAGTTCCGCATATCCGGCAATCAGGCAGAATGTCACTGGCTGGATGACAGGGACGCCGCCACGGACAAGCACGGCAAGACGCGCCCGACATGGCATATCATGGGGTACTTCATCGCCCTGAGTCAGGCAGGACAAGTAAAATCGGTTGCGTACCCCAAAGTCCGAACCATTATTTTCGATGAGATTTTCCCCGACAACATGCGGTATTTGGGCGGTGAAGTAACAGCGCTTGAGGAATTTTATAATACGGTTGACCGGTGGAATGATAGGGTCCGCGTTATCATGTGCAGTAATGCGGTAACGTTGGCTAACCCGTATTTTAGCGCATTTAATATCAACCTGAAGCCGCAATTAGATAATCACACGCAATACCAACGATATTGCGACGGCTTCATCATGGTGGAATTGGCCGACTACGGCGGGTTCAGCGCAAAGGTTGTCTCATCCAAATTCGGTACGTTCTTACGCAAGCATGACGAAAACTACGCGAATTATGCAATCAACAATGATTTCAGGGATAACGCCAATACTCTCATCAGTGATTTCAGCAACGCCGGTTATGCGCTCACGCTAAGAACCACTGAATACGGTATTTTTAATATATACCAACAATTAAGCGATACTGACGAGGTACTATATATCATTACCAAAAAACAGCCGAAAATCACCCGTGATTTTACGTTTGATTACCGACTGGTTGACAATGATTGCATCATGCTCAAACGCTCCGACGATATGACGCAGAAAATACTAAACGCCTATCGCGTCGGACGGTTACGTTTTGAAACGCCGCAGATCAAAGCAGAGTTCAGTATGATACTTGGCGGCTTGTTACAACAATCAGGCATAAGAAAGTGAGGAAACGTTCATGCAAACCCGTGAGTTAATCGTTATCGGTGTCGTATTTTTATTGGTGCTGATTGACTATATTACCGGCGTGGTCTATGCAATCATGCACGGCGAACTGTCTAGTGAGAGAATGAGGCAGGGACTCGGGCATAAATTCGCATACCTTGCGATAATTTGCGTGGCGTTGATCGTTGAATACAGTTCGGATTACATCAATCTGGGAATCGGATTACCCGTATTCATGCCAGTATGTGCAGGTATCAGTCTGATTGAAATCACGTCAATTATGGAAAACTGTGCGAAAATTAACCCCGAACTATCCAAATCAAATATTCTCAATATTTTCAAAGTCGATAAGAAGGAAAGCGACAGCAAAGAAGATTAGGGAGCAATCATGAATGACATCACATGGATAGGGTCCCCCAACCACTACAACGGACGCAACGGCTACGCCATAAGCCACATCACACTACACATCATGGTTGGCACCCTAACCGGCACCGACAGCGTTTTTCAACGCGCCGGATACGCTTCGGCCCACTACGGCATCGGAGGCAACGGCGAGATACACCAGTATGTGAGCGAGAGTGACGGCAGTTGGAGCGACGCGAACTATGCGAGCAACAACAGCACCGTAAGCATCGAACATGAAGGCGGCATGGCTGGCGTGCCTTGCACGCGCGCATGTATGGACGCTTCGGCCCACCTATGCGCCGATATCGCACGCCGTCAAGGCTGGGGCCGCCTGTGGTATGACGGACTCAACGGCAACATCTGGTTACACCGAGAAATACCCGGAACTGACCACGCCGGATGTCCCGACCTAGCCCCCAACGGACTTGACGTAAACTACGTCATCAACAAAGCAAACCAACTATTAGGAGGAAACGACATGACAAGCGCCGGAGATGTTTGGAACTATGATATTGGAGCAGACGCCACGCCCGGAAAAGACAATCAACCCGCGTGGACACGCCTGAGCTGGATTCACCACGACACCGCCAAACTGTACAGCATTCTTACGCGCACCGACGATGGCGGCGCCAAGGACGGCACAAAAGGCGACATCTTCACACGCATCTGCTACATCGACAAGCGAGTGCGCGACATGACAGCCACAATCACCGCCCAAGCCGCTGCCATCGAAGCGCTCAGCAAAGCCCTCGGAACCAACCCCGCCGACATCGCGGCCACCGTCGAGAAAGCTGTTAAAACCAAACTCGACGCACTCGAAATCACCATAAGCGCCAAAGACAAGACAAAAAAGTAGCCACACACACACAAGAAAGCCCCGCACATCGCGGGGCTTTCTTATGCGTCAATCGCCGTTATTACAAGCCCATCTCATCACTCACCCTTCCCTCCCATAAAAACACTCAGGGTTCTCAGAAACAAACCTCATAAGGCGATAAACAAAGCCCACCATATTATCCATAGCCGAACAAGCCCCACCAGTACAAGGGTCATACGTTTCAGTAAAAAACTTTACAATCACAAACCTCTTTAAACGATAACGCAAGACAAGAACCTCTTTCCCATCCAACTCACCAGTCTCAAAACGAACAGAAATACCGG